AGTTTTTAATAAAATATTAAATAGAAACAAATATTGTTCATTCATAACCGTTACACAAATATTACACAAAAGCAAAATTGACAAAACGCTAAAACGCAGACAGGCCGATATAGTTCAGTTGGTAGAACAACTCATTCGTAATGTGGATTTTATAGGGTTAAATGCCCTATTTTTTATGGCTTTTTGAATAATATTTGTGTAAATTTGTGTATGTCTGAAAGTATTGATTTTGCGTTGAACAATTTCAAGTGCTACACAAATATTACACAAAATTTTTTTATCATGTTATTTTAGTATCTTCCTTACCTTATTACGTTCTTCTTTGGTTAGGTCTTGCCAAAGACAATTAACGAAGTCTGCCAAACATTCCGCAAAATCTTTATTAAAGCCTACGGCAAAATCACCAACAGTTGCCTTTATTCCAAAACATAAATCACCATTACCTTTAAGAAATTGAGATACTTCTAAATATCTATTGCAAAACATTTTAAATAACTCTATCTGTTTTTCTGCGGTAAAGGGTGTATAGTATTTGTTGTAACAATTGCTTTCTTCGCTATGTTCACAATCTTCACAATGTATTAAACCACTACATTTTGTTGTATATTTTACCCCTGCTAATCTATATAATTTTATTATCTCTATCATTCCTTTCCCCTTTCTATTTTTTTTCAATTTATATCTCACCTGAAAGCCATTTTTCAAGTACATTCTTTCTTATTCGTTGTGTATTGCCGATTTTTAATACTAAACCGTCAGGCAATAAACCGCGCTTCATCCACGTTCTAAATGTGTTTTCATTGCACTTTAATATTGGCAACACATCCTTAATTTCTAATAGTTCCATTTTTATATTCCTTTCGTTCTCGGTTATTTTCCATATCTCATTTCGTTGATGTCAATTACGTCACGTGATTTCATTAAATTCTTGTACAGTTCTTTTGCTTCAGGTAATGTATCACATACAAAATCAATAAAAGGTGTCTTACTGAATACTCTCACAACATACTTACCTGAAAGTTCGTCTTCAGGTTTACCTTGATATTCAAGACCTCTTATATCCTGAATATCTGTCGTATCTATTAACGTTTTACCTCTTATCAAAAGTATATCTGACATCATTCACCTAATAATTTGCATAAATGTTTCAACTCTTTATCACGTGATAGAAGTTCTTTAAATAACGGTTGACAGTATGAACACATATACGCAATGCGTAAATTGCCGTTCTTGATTTCACGTTTGTCAAAACCGATAATACTTTCTTTACGCGCCCTGTTCGTAAAAATCTTTTTGTTATAAATCTTTATCAGTTCTTCACTTGGGTAATACTGCTCATGAATCAATATCTGTTCAAGGTCATATACATCAATTTTTTGAGTTGCAATAAATTCTGAATCATGAAATATCTGCGCAACTTCAAGAATAATATCTGTTATTTTTCTTGCAAGTTCTTTACGTTCTTTATTGTCAGGAACAAAAACAGGTTTGCCGTTTCGATATCCTTCAACACTGTCTTCGTCACTGCCAAATACGAATTCAACCATTAAACAGAAATGAATTGCCATTCTATTTAAAAACATTTTTGTCTTCAGGCCTGATAAAACTTTTGAAGATACCTGCAAATATAAACCTTGTGTTTTGACCTTCAAAGCATAATCTATACCTGCCTGAATTGTACCTGCATAACCTATGTCAGCAATGATGTCATTATCTTTTATATTAAACTTGTTCAGATATTTCAAAACTTCTGAATCATCCTGAATTTTTTTCTGTTGCATTTCGTCTTTTGAAAAGATAAATGACATTTTTCTTTTTAGTTCTTTATTCTTACTTTTTAAACAAATACCTGCTAAACTTCTTCTTGAAACGTGCAAATAATAAATATCTTTTGCACGGAAAATGTTTTTTGCGATTAAATACGGCATATACATATCACGCGATAAAAAGAAAATCTTTTGACCTTCACTGCGTTCACTCAATACCCAACGCGTGAATTCATATATTACAGGTAAATAATACATTGCAAGTTTGAAGACTGCATTTGATTCTGATTCGTCTTCAACTAAAGCAAGATATTTTTTCAGAAAAGTATTTTTGACTTTCGGTATATTAAGGTTCTTGTTATGAAGTGCAGGGTTGAAAACAGTTCTTTTTATACCTGCTTTTCTTGCACCTTCTATATCTGCAACATAGTTATCCCCGTAATGTACTGATATTCTTTTGCTTGTCTTCTTTTCAACCTTCTTGAATAACTTGCCGTCTGACTTGCACGCTTTCAGTTCACAAGATACAAAAACTTTTGGATTCTTATAACCTGCATTTTCTAATATCTTTTTGAGAATTCCTGAAGGTAAATACATGTCTGATATAAACACAGTGTTTTCAGGTTCATAAAGTTCAAGCATTTTTTTGTTAGCAAAACAGTGTTCAATTTCAGTTTGAACTTCGTCATTCAAATAAAATTCAGGTAAGTGTTTATATATGTCTTTTATTGTATAATGACTTTTTTCTTCACGTGCAAGTTTTTCTGCCTGAATTCTTTTGTTATAAAAATCTTTACCAACTTTTTCTTCAACAAGTTTGAAGATGTCTGTCGGTAAAAAAACATCACGAAATATTGCAGTATCAAATATATCAAAAGAACGGATTGTATTATTGGTCATAGTCTTCACCTTCTTTTACAACGTGTTCAGGCAATAAGTATTCTTTATCTGAAGGTATAGTAACTTCAATACCTCGACCTTTTGCGAAAAATATCCACTGTCTGACATTTTCAAGTTCACGTTGTCTGCGTTCGTGGTCAATGGTAAATCTCATTCCATACAATGAAATATGCGTTGCACCTTGTAAAATAGCGTACGCAATCAGATAACTTGAAATAGTCACAAAATAATTGCCACCTGCAAGTTGTTTACACGCTTCAAAAGGAAAGTCTTTACGCAGAACGTCTGCATCTTTTTTATCAGGTTTGATGTGAATATCAAACCACTTGTCAACTCTCGGAATCAGGTCTTCGTCTTTATGCTTATTCATTGACCATATTTCCCATGAATCGTCATCAAACGGTGCATCATACTTCGTTTCTAATTTACCAATAATAGCGATTTTTCTCATTGTATATACCCTCATAAATGCTTAATACTCTAATAATTTTGTTTTTGATTTTTTGGAAATTTTCAAAAGATAAATCTTTTGTTGCAAGTGTTTTTATATACTTCAATATCTGATTAAAACTTTCTTGCCTTATATCTCTCGGTGTTTTATTAAAACAACTTATGCAGACAGGTTCACCTTTAACGTCAATAAAATTTTTGTATTTATACGGAACGGTATGACCGCACCTTGAACAACGTATTTCAATCACGCGACATATCCTCTTTTTTGATAACGTCTAAAATTTTCTTACACTCCGAACAGTGCGGACTTGCAAGTTGTTTTATTTTGTCGATAACGTCAGAGGAATACCATACCTGACGGCCTTGAAAGTTTTCGAAAATCCACTTCATTACAGAACCTCGTTAATCTTATTCTGAATATTTACAAACGATTCAACCGTTAGATATTTTGTTGCCATAATACGAACTTCTTCAAGTGTTTTTCTGTAAACATTACATTCAGTTTGAAGGTTCTTGTTCTGCAAAACTACCTGATTATATTGTTGAACTGCCGTGTCTAATCTTTTCTGAAGTTCTGACACTTCTTTTTCATGTTCGTCTGCTTCTTCTTCTACTAATTTTTGAAGTGCAGTGAGATTAACTGTTACAAAATTTTTGTCAATCATTTGTTCTTTCCTCTCATTACTACTCGTCTTATTTCGTCATCACTTACAGATTCGGCCTGAAAAAATTTATCAACCGTTTTTGCAATAACTAAAAGTGAATCTGCAATTTCTTTTTTGGGTGTCTTATCAAATTTTTCAACACATTCGCTGACTTCGTTCAGGATTGTGTTCATTGTCATAATTGTTTTTGCCCTGAATATTTTTTCTAATCTTGTTGCCATTTATATTACCTTCCTGTACTTCCTATTCCACCGTTGCGATTGCCTGTCTTAAATTCATCATCATCCTTGACCTGAACAAGATTTAATTTCGGTCTTGGTATTATCATCATTTGCGCTATTCTTTGGCCGTCTTCAATCTCAACTGCTGAATCACCGAAGTTATAAAGTGAAAGTAATATTTCATCACGATAACCTGCATCAATTATGCCTGTCGTATTTGAAAGCATACAGTGTAATTTAAAACCTATTGAACTTCTCGGAAATATCAACATTACATAGTCTTCAGGAATCTGAACCTTTATACCTGTTGAAAACCTTTTTGAAGTATAAGGTGCAATTATACTTTTACCTTCGTCAACTTTTACTTTTAAATCCATGCACGCATCAGTTGAATTTGCATACACAGGTTTGTACTTGTCATTTTCACATACAATTTTTACATCCATTGTTTACCTTCCTTTCTTGAAAAGACTTAATTGATTTATATTTGTAAAATCTCTAAAAATAATCTGCTTCGGCAGAAAATCTTTACAGAAGTAACAAGACATGAAATTTATTTTTTTTTGCATTTGATTCTTAAAGGTCATTCTTTTTGAGAATAACAATAATTGCAGGTCGATATTCTTAAACAATTTGTATGGTGTACCGTCATTCAGATAAAGAACTGACATCAATATTGCAAACGGTTTATTAAAACTTAATACACGTTCAAACATCTTTGTTTTATTTGAAAACGGTGGATTCGATATAATAAGGTCAAAGTGTTTCGGCTCGTATCTGTAAAAATCCTGACCGTTATCAATATGAGAATAAACAACTTTGTAACCGCGTTCAGAAAAAACTTTAACAAATTCAGATTCTTCTGTATCAAAAGGACACCATATAACTTTATCTTTATATGGTTCAAGGAATTCAAGCAACGGTTCAACGGCATAACGGTATGTGTAACACTCGTCATTCTTTTCTTTTGATGTTCTTATATATTCGTTTGTTTGTTCGTTTTGCATTTATTTTTCCTTTAAAAAAAGAGGGTATTCAGGGATTGTAAATACCCTCATAATTAAGGTTTGGAAAATCAAACTATCCTTCTTCTTCCTCGTTGTTTGAAGTATCAAATATACTGCTTTGATAATTATTAATTTTGTCATTAATTTCTTCTAGTTCTTGTTTCTTACGATTCAGAAGTTCAGATTGTTTTAAAATAAAGTTTTTCGTTCCATTTACTGAATCAATTTCTTTTATACAAGATTTAATTCCTGACCAATGTTCCGCTTCAACATTTTCAATCATTTGTTGTTTTAAGTCTTCAATAATAATTTCAAAAGTTGTTTCAGAACTTGCATCAATAATTTTCTGTAATCGTTCAACACTATTTTCAAGTTCTTCTTTTTGTTTAATAAGTTCTTCTTTAGTCATCTTGTTTTTTCCTCACTTTCTTTAAATAGTTCTATCGGTTTGAATATTTGTTCTGCTTTATCATTTTCTAAAATTCTGTATTTGTAGTTTTCATATACGAAGTTGTTTGATTGATTTTCGCACTCTCGGCATTGATATTGATTGTCGGTGAGTGAACCGCATCTTGAACAGATATACATTTTGTTCGGAAATTTATTATTGAATTCTCGTTCTGTATTAAATACTTCTTCTTGCACCTGTAAAATTCCTCACTTCTGTATAAATTGATAATGTACATTTGACCTATCTTATACTTCACTTTGTTCTGCCCTTTTGATAATTAGTACACTCCACGCTATAAAAACGTTTTTGTAATCAGGGTTATCAGTTTCGTCACTTTTTATGAACCTGCCCTTCATTTGAACCGTGTCACCGATTGCTATTGTGTTATATTTCCATGTGATACACATTCTGCCTTCAGGACACAGATAACTTTTACAGTAAAAAACTGTCTTACGTTTGCCGTTTATCTCTCTGTTTCGAAAATCAATTTTTGTTACCACACTTTCAATAATCATGGCATCTGCTTCATATTTTGAAGGTGTTCTGAATTTTCTTTTTCTCATTCAAAAAATCCTCTTAACCAATTGAAATTTCCTTGTTGATTATGTCAAACTTTTTCATAAGGTCTTTTATTTGCGGAAGCATAAACCTTACATTGATTTCTTTACCTTCGTAATAGTGATTGATATAATCAATTGCTTCTTGTTTACCTGATATACGTTCAATCTGAAGTTCAAGTTCTGAAGGTTTTTCTTCTTCTGCTCTTTGCGCTTCAAGTTGTTTCTGACGTGCGCGTATTTCTTTTTCTGTTTCTTTGTGTTTTAACGAACCGAACTCGCCATTAACTAATCGTGCAAGATTATTGTCTTTCAATAACCAATTTGCACACGGTATAAAATTAACATCAGTATCAAACTTCAGGTTTCTCAAAGTGTAAAGAATATCACGCAGCTTTTCTTTTAAATCAGGGATTTTTTTACTGTATTTTTTCAATGTTTCAATTTCTTCCGGTTCTAGTATGGGTTCTTCATCAAAAAATTCGACATACGCTTTATTAAATGCAGATAATAACCACCGAACATTTGCGGCTTCCTTTTTGTCCTCGTTCTTTTGTTCAACATAATTGAGATTGCGTAATATACGGTCTGAAATATATACATATTCTTTTTCTTCACGTTCTTCATCTTCCCGTTCTTCAATGTGAAATAATTGAAAATCATTCATAACTCGTTTAATTTTTGCCACATCAACGTGAATCTTGTATGCAAGCAGTTCTTCTTCACCAACAACAAAAGTGTTTTGGTGCATAAATTCAACTATTAACCAATATATGCCGTAACCTTCCGCACCTAATGTGATAAATAGTTTCAGAAGGTTCTTATCTTCTAATGGTGCGTAGTCGTGCGAAAAAAACGGTTTTATTATTTTATCTTCTCTTACCATTGTTTACCTTCTATAAAGTAATTTCGTTGCCTTGTTTTTTTAACTGATTAAGTCTTTTGGTACAAAGTCTGCTGACAACATTTTTGTCTGCAACTCTATAAAGAAGTGCTTTAAAGGCACGTCTTTCTGCTATCTCAAAACGTTGCTTGTCATACATGAATTCGGGTATATCAACTCCTGAAATTTTATGCGGTTTTTGCGCATCATAGTAATACTGAAATACTTGTTGAAATAAAAAATTAAGTTCTTTACGTACTTTTGTTTCTTCTTTTTGTCTGAAGTTTTTGAAAAACTTCACAATAAAATTTTCTTTTTTTGTTCGGACTACTCTCTTTTGAATCGTTCTCATTTTTCCTACTCCCTATTTTTCACTGTTAATCTTTTCTTTTAATGCCTGAACAACGTATTCACTTCTTGATAAATTTTCATCATACGCTTTTTCATCAACCTGACGTAATAAATCAAAAGGAATACCAACAGTCACGGGTACTTTGTTTTTCGGTAGATTCTTTACCATTGCTTTTTACTCCTTTCCATTCTAAATTTCCGTAACAAAACCACACGAAAAATAACGGTTATTTGTTGCCGTTTTCGTGTTTTTGTGTTAATAATAAGTAAACAAATAAATAAACTTACAAACAGAATTGTACAATAATGATTTTACTATGTCAAATTATAGTTGTACAAATTATTTGTTTAGTGTATAAATTAAAAATATAACGGCTTTAGAGCAGTTCATAAAACTTTACAAAGTAGGTTAAAAATGGAATCACAAGGTCAAAGGATAAAAAAAATTAGACAAGAATTAAAACTGTCACAAGATGATTTTGGCAAGATTTTTAATATATCAAAACAGTTTGTGTCTTTACTTGAACAGGATAAAACTTTTTTGAACAATGATAAATTGGTTAAATTATTACTTGACTATAATGTCAATGTGAATTACGTTCTTGCAGGTATCGGCAGTATGTTTATAATGCGCGAACCTGAAGATGCTAAAAGGGAAGTGCTTGACGAAATAGACAAAATTCTTGTCAGATATGGAATAAAAAATTGATATGTATATTGACACAGATAATTTATTGATGTTTGTTGTTTTACCGCTTATAGGTGCTATTGCATATATATTTGCGTTAAGGTATCAACTGAAGGAAACTGAAAAAGAATTGTATAAAGAACGAAATAAATAATTTTGCATATGCAAATGCATATGCACGTGCATATGCAAAATTTATGCAAAATGATTTTTGCATATGCAAATGCATATGCAAAAGTATGCAATGCATAAAATTTGCATTGCAAAAATTATGCATTGCAATGCAAATAAAATAAAATAAAACAAAATAAAATAATAAAATTTAATAAATTAAATTTTATCTTTAAATCAAAAATTTATTTTTAAAAATCTTTTGTGAAAAAATATTAAGCGTTCGAAATTAAAGCAGAACAATAGGAATAGATAAACATAAAAATAATTGTTTATTTATTTACTAATGACTTATAACAAAAACTTCTTTAAAGTTAAAAACGTAATTTGAACAAACAACTGAAGTAGCACAATGCAAGGTGCTTGCCTTGACGTGGGAACGGTGAAAAAGTGTTGATGTTCGCTAAATTACAGGGGTAATAGTGAGAACAAAAGAATGTATTTGATTCATGGAACGAAAAAAATTCAGCATAAAACTATATGGTTTTTGGCTGATTTAAAGAATTTTACTGAAAGAAAATTGTATATATTTGAGATTTACGGTAAAAAATCAAAGTATATTACAATACTTCAGGAAAAAAATAAACTGACAAATGAAGTATTTTCTCAAAAGAATTCAGGACAAAACGCGCTTGATATTATTGAACGCGAGAACGTCAGAAAACTTTATACTTCTGAAGATATAAGAATTCATAAAGGTAAACCTTTTGGGTGGATATACGGGGAAAATAAAGAGATTCATAATAAAAAAGGTCAGGTTATTGCAATAAGACAAAGCAGATGTGATTATTTCGGACAAAAAGAAATAATTAATACTGTTGAAGTAACAGTTTAATTACATATTTTTTTTGTTCTCATTTCAGAGGGTATTCTTTACCCTCTGAAACTCCTTTAAAGGAAGGTAAACTAATGGCCGAATTACCTAAACTAACCGATAAACAACAACAATTTGTTTTACGTTATGCTATAAATGGCAATAACGGTGCTGAAGCATACCGTTTTGCGTATGATTGTGAAGGAAGTTCTGAAGCAACAATTAATTCGGAAGTTAATAAAATCCTAAAAAACCCCAAGATTACCCTATGGTTAAATCAAGCAGAATCAAACGTTCAACAGGTTTTTAAAGACGAAATAAAATATTCTGCAAAAGATTGTTTTGATGAACTTGCAGAAGTTCAAGAGAGAGCAAAGAAACGCGGCGGCAATTATCAGCACGAACTCAAAGCAATAGAACTTAAAGGTAAACTAGGCGGTCTGTTCGTTGATAAACACCAAGTAACAGGCGGCGGTCTAGCAGATGTTCTTGATAAATTAAAATGATTATGGAAAACGAAATTGATATTGATAAACTTCAGAAATTAAAAGACGATTTACCGTATTTTGCAAGTAATTTTCTGAAAATAAAAACGAAAAACGAAGGTGTTATTAATTTCAATTTTACGAATATTCAACTTGATGCACACAGAAAAATTGAAGAACGTAAAAGACAGAATAAACCTTGTAAAATTATTTTCTTGAAATCAAGACAAGTCGGTATGTCAACGCTGACTGAAGCAAGATATTTTTCTAAAATATTATTCAATAAAGCAAAGAATGCGTTCGTTCTTGCAGATAAATCAGATTCAGCGCGTAACATATTTTCAATGACTAAAAGGTATTATGACAACTTGCCTGAAGGTTTGAAAATACCTTTACTGAAAGACAGTACAGAAGAACTTGCACTTGCAACTGATTCAAGTTTTCGTGTAGGTACGGCAGGAAGTAAATCAGTCGGCCGAAGTATGACAATTAATTACTTTCACGGTTCTGAAGTTGCGTTTTGGAATAACGCAAACGATATTGTATCAGGTATGCTTCAGACAATTCCTGATAACCCTGATTCAGAACTGATTCTTGAAAGCACTGCAAACGGTACGTCAGGTGACGGTGCATACTTTTATAACATGGTTCAGTCAGGTCTTGATGATAAATCTGACTTCATGACATTGTTTTACGCATGGTATCAGCAACACGAATACAGACGTAAAATAGTTGAACCGATAAAATGGACTGATGAAGAACTTGAACTGAAAGCACTCTATAACCTTGATGATGAACAACTTGCATGGCGCAGAGCAAAACTGCTTTCAGACTTCAAAGGCAGAGAATATTTATTCAAACAAGAATATCCTTCGTCTATTCAAGAAGCATTTGTTACAACTTCTAACGCATTGATACCTTTGAACTATATTGAACTTTCAAGAAAGAACAGAGGTTTATCAGGTGAAGGTTTACCTGTCGTAATCGGAATAGACCCTGCAAGAAGTTCTGACAGAACGATTATAACGATAAGACAAGGCAGAGTTGTACAGAAGTTTTATCGGTTTGACAAAATGGATAACGTCAGACTTGCAGGTATGGTCATGAGATTAGTACAGGCAATTAAACCTGCAAGAGTATTCATTGACTACGGTCACGGTACAGGTGTATATGACATTCTTGTTTCACAAGGTATGAGTTCAATAGTTGAACTTGTTCAGTTCGGTTCAAGCGCATACGACAGTAAAAAATATGCAAACAGACGTGCTGAAATGTATGACAATATGCGTACATGGTACATGCAAGAAGGTGGAGTATACATCAAAGACCAAGAATATATTGAAGAATTTGTAAGAGATATTTCGATAATTCCTGACCTGAAAGTATCTGATTCGACAGGCAGATATTCTTTAGAGAAAAAAGAAAATATTGTTAAAGGTACAGAAATTCATTCAACTGACTTTGCAGATTCTCTTGCACTGACTTTTGCAAGTCCTGTTGCATATGCACCGAGAGAGTTCGGTTACAATGCAAATCAGATACAAACAGTAAATAAAAATTGGCAACAAAGGTTATAGATATGAATAAACGTGTAATTTTTGGTGATTTTGATAGTGACAATATTATTGAAGAAGGTAACATTGACCTTTATAACAGGCCTATTGTCAGAAACGCAGACGGTTCAATATCAACTGTCAGAAGCATGAGTTTTGAAGACGAAGACGGTTCACAAGTTTTGATTCCAACAGTATCAGACGAAGGAACAATATTAAGTGAAGAAGAAGCAATTCGAAACTATTTCAAAACAGGTCAGCATCTAGGAAAATTCAAAACAATTCAGTCTGCAAACGAATATGCACAAAAACTGCATGAACAACAAGAACAATATTATACGAAGAAAGGAGTTTAAAAATGTTTCCAATGTTAGCACTTGCGGCCTTGTCTGCTTTTGCAGGTTATCAGTATTCAAAATCTAAACAAGAAAAGAAGACAAACGCACTACTTGCACAACAAAATGCAAACAATGCAAATACTACAAATACAAATTCAACTGCTAAAAATGTTAATCAATATAACTACTACACATCAGAAGCCGAAAATGGTAACACTCTTTTCGGTAATGAAAGAAGATATAAAAGAAACCTCTTCGGTGGTAACGATATAAATGACCGCATATAAATTTCTTCTCTTTTCTTCTCTATATACAATACAAACACATAATAAAACCATTAATACCGCCGAAGCAGGTTTTTAAAAAATTAGTTATCTTATCCTTGACAAGCATAATTTTAAAGGTGAAGTTTTCATTGAAACCTATTTGAATGTAATAAACTACACATAACTAGCGCACTTCACCTTTTTTTTAAAAGTATGAAAGCAATTATTTTAACACACGCACCTGTTAAAGAAAGTGATATTCAACCTTTAATAGATACTGATATTCATAAATACGCAATAAACGGACACGCAGAATATCTGAAACCTACATACAGAATATGTTCTGATTATGGTGTTATCGGTTATCTGTTAGAACATTTTCAACAGGATATTATTACAACAAGAGAATATGCGCAGAACAGAAGGTTGATTTATGCAGGTCATATAACTTTTAAAGGTTCAACAATAATTTCGGCAATAGAATATCTGATATGGAAAAAGTATAAAAGTATTCTGATTATAGGTGACAATACAGTTCATACAGAAATATTTCAGAAAAGAATTAATACAGAAATGAATAAGATACTTCAAGATAATTCTGACGTTGAAATTTTTCAATACACAAAAGGTAATTTTGAACTACAAATAAAAACAGTACAACAATTTTTAAAAGAAAGGGAGTAAAGAAAATGGGATTATTTTCAAAGCCAAAATCAATCAATTATTCTTCACAGGCACAAAAAGATGCTAAAAACGAAAAAGAAGATGCCGCTAAAGTAAAAGCAAGACTTCTTGAAACAGAAGGCAAGAATAACGGTGCTGAACTTCAAAGTGGTGAAGGCCGTTCAATTCGTAGGATTTTTAATTAATGTACAGTGAAATCTTAAATAAAAATTCATATAATGCAATTTATATTATCGAAGCCGTACTTGATAACCTTTGCGAAGATACTCAAAATGAAATGATTAAACTATTCGGTTCAAATTATCAAGAACCGATTTTTGAAAAAATTCAAGATTCAGAAATTTTTGTTATCAGATTACACTCAAATCATGAACCTGTTGGTTTGTATGGTCTTATCGAATTAGATAATGAATCAGCAGGTATATTTCTTTTAACAACCGACAATCTTCACAAAGGCAATATAATTACCTTCTTGAAAGGTGCAAGAAAACAAGTTGATGAATGGTCAAAACAATATAAATTGATTATGGATAATTGCGACAAAAAGAACAAAACAATTCAGAAGTGGTTAAAACTTTTAGGATTTAAACCTTCTGATATTCAGAACAAAGACTTTCAGATTTATTACAAAGGTGACATAACCCGATATAAGGATATTGAGAATGAACACAATTGATATAACAGAAAAAGAAGAAAACCTTGTTATCGAAAGATTCAGAGAATTGAAAACAGAACGTCAAAGATACATAAACAGGTGGAAAGACGTTCAAGATTACGTTGCAATTACTAACGAAATCAATACTGAATTCGAAGACAATAAACAACCGAACGAACAAAAGGATATTTTCATAAATGACCCTACGGCCTTTATTTCAGTCAATCAGGCAGGTGATTATCTTGCAGGTATTTTGTGGAATATAAACGCAGTTACATTAGAACCTTCTAAATACATAAAAGATAAAGCACAAGGAACTGATTTATCTGAATTCTATAAAAAAGCAACTGATATATTCCTTGAACAAATGAACGCAACTGATGCAGGTTTTCAATCAATTCTGAAATCATATTGTTATGAACAGTTCAGTTACGGAACTTCAGGCATAGGAACTTTCAAATCGAAAGAATTCGAAAGCGGACAGTCTGAATGTTGTCTATCATTCAAACCGTTCGGTGTATGGAACTCATGTATTGACGAAGGAAGTAACAACAAAATTGATGTTATCTATACCGTTTATCATTGGCGATTGAATCAAATCATTGAAGAATTCTGCTACGAAGACGGTGAATTTTCTGAAGAATTGAAAAGTAATTTACCTGACGAAATGCAACGTGCAATTGAAAATAACAAGTTCAATCAGAAGTTCAAAATCATATTCGGTATTTTACCGAACAATTCATTCGTCATGGGTAAACGCGGTAAAAACGGTGCAAAGTATAAAGGGTATTGGTTTATTGAAAACTCTCAAAGCAAAGTGTTTAAAGTTGATTACTTCAATAAATTACCTATTGCAATGTGTCGTGCAATACGCGTAAACAATCAAGTATACGGTGAAAGTTCAGGTACACTTGCAATATCGTCAATCAAGATGCTGAATCACATTGCAGGTAATACAGTTGATAACATTGAAAAGACAACTGACCCTGCACTTGGTGTTATATCAGGCGCACTTGTTGCAGGTAACGTGTTCAACCGTTCAGCAGGTTCAGTAACAACCTTTAATCCACAAGCGCAAGCAAACGGTCAAAGTCCTGTATTTCCAATTTCACAAGTAGGTGATATATCAGCAGTTGTCAACTTCTTGATACCTGAACTCAAAAAAGATATTGTCAATATATTTAAAATTGACCAATTACTTGACTTCAATAATCAGACACAAATGACTGCAACTGAATCAAGTTACAGAATGTCAATAAGAGGTAAAGCAATAAACGGACTTTTGACACAAGAAAAAACTGAAACAATTGAACCTGTATGTCATAGAGCAATTTCAATAATTGCAGACTGCGGTTTATTCGGTAAAACTCTTAATGAAATCATGGAATTGCCTGAAATAACTGAAGAACAAATTGCATATAAACAAAAGTTATTGAAAGAAAATGACTTTATTCCTGAAATCATTACGGATGCGATTAAAGATAACAAACTATGGTATAAACTGAAATTTAACGGTGAACTTGAAAAACTTTGCAACGCAGAAGTTTATGAAGCAATAGGAAGATTTTTACAATACTTAAACGCAGTATTACAAATTAAACCCGAACTTGTTAATGCTATAAATGCTTATGAATTCCTTGATTTACTCAAATCAGTATCAAACCTTGTAAATGATAACTTAATCAAAAATAAATACGATTATGAAGAATTGATTAATAAAATGGAACAAGCGCAACAAGCACAGGCAGAACAACAAGCAATGCTTCAACAATCTGAAGTTGCAAAGAATATGGCTACGGCAGAAAGGGGGGTAAATGATGCAAGGCAGAACGCGCAAAACGTATCTGCATATTAGAAAGAGAGGTATAAAATTTTATGCAAACAAATAGCAAAGTTGATGAACTTCTGAAGAAGCAAAAAGAAGCAGAAGAGAAACAGAAAAAAGAAGTTGAAGATTTAAAACTTGCTTGCAAAGAAGTGTTTACAACAACAAACGGTAAATTCTTTTTGAAGTATCTGAAACGATTATGTCTATGGTCAGAACAAGACTTGAACATAAACAATGAAATACTGATATACAAAAAAGGCAGACGTGATATATGGACAATCATAAGAAACGTAATACCGAAACAAACACTTGCAGAAATAGAAATTTTTGACGAAAACGATTTACAAAACTAGAAGGGAAAACGAAAAATGGAAGACAATTTTGAAAATGACAGTCAAGATTTTGACAACGGTTCTGACAACGGTTCTGACGGTGGTCAAGATTCAAGCAATCAAGGTTCTGACTTCGCTATTCCTGAAGAGTACAAAGAGAAAGGGTGGACAAAATTTTTTGACGGTAAAACAGGTGATGACCTGAAAGCAGAACTGTTCAGAAGTTATGACAATTCTCAAACTCTTATTGGTAAGAAAGTTGAAGACTACATTAAAACAACAGACCTGAAAAGTTTAGACAACTACGAAGAAATAAAAGAAGCATTGTCAAAACAGATTCTTGAACCTGTCGAAGTACCCGAAAACGCAGAAGGTTACGGCCTGAACGAACTTCTGAAAAGCGAAAACGGTGAACAGATTTTGACAATAGGGGATGATGCTCTTAATTTCTTCGGTGACAAATTTAAAGAACTCGGCATATCTAAAGACACGGCACAGGAACTTTTTAAAGAATACGTGAAGTATGGCATTGAGGAATTTCACAAGTACACGGATGCTGACGAACTTGAAACTTCATTGAAAACTATGTTCAACGAAGGTAATACACAAGAAAAAAGTCAGCAAAGAAAAACCGTTGAAAGTCTTCTGAAAGAATTTTTACCTGCGGAAGACCAACAGATTATTCAAGACAGTGTACCGAACGCAGTGATTCAAATGTTTTATAAAGTTGCTAAAGGCCTTGTTGATAAGTACGGATATAAAGAAGGTTCTGCAAATTCTTCAAACCCTGCAAAAATCAGAATGTCTGAAGCAGATAGAAACGCAGAATACGATAAACTTTATAACAGACTTGTCGAACTTGATAACACACCTAATCAAAAAGCAGGTGAACGCGAAGCAATTGTTAAACGTATGCAAGAACTCTTTAAATAGAAAGGAAACGAAAAATGGCAGAATATTTATACAAAGTTGAAGGTATTTACGAAACTGACAAAGGTTCAGGCAAAGATTACACAAATTTTTCTTTTGAAATTAAATTATCGAGATTCTATCCTGAAGGTGCAGGTTCTCACATTTTGAGAAGATTCTTGCCTATCTTAATCAGAAAACAAAAGAACAAACCTTTATTATCAGGAATTCGTTCTTGGCTAATCACAGACGTTGAAAAAGTCAGTGACGATTTTCCTCTTGTCGGTAAAGATATTTCAGAAATGAACGAACAAGAAATACAAGAACTTGCTTGTATGTATGACATATTTGAAATACCTTTACCAAACTCAATGTCGATTACAGAACTTCGTTACAAAGCAATGGAAGCATATATGAAGAAAGTTCTGAAGATTCCTATGAAGACACCTGAAGAACAGGCAAAACTTTCATTCTTTAAACGTCAACCTGACGGAACGCTTAAACTTGACTTGGGTGACGAAAAACTTGTTGTCGATATTGTTGACAATTATCTTGGTAAAAAACAGGTGATAAAGAAAAAATCACTTTCTGATTTTATCAAGAACGCAGGTCAAACAGTTGCTAACGGTATTCTTGCAATGACAGGTGTTATTGACGAAGGTCAAGACAATAGTCAGCAAGGTACAGGAAGTGACGAAGGTCAAGACAATAGTCAGCAAGGTACAGGAAGTGACGAAGGTGAAGGTTATCCTTCACTTGATGACCTTGAAGCGCAGTAAATGCGCAAACCGTTGAATTAGAACAAGCGCAAGCACTTTAATTCAACAAATTACTTTCAAAGAGAATCTGACAACTGTCAGGCAATTTCTGAAGAAGTAAGCAGTAGTATTACACAGATTGCAAACCTTCAGAAATGTTTCTGTTCAGTTTGCAATCAAAAAAGCAAACGAAAGGAAACAGAAAAATGACAGTTATTGCGAATCCAAATTTAGACCACGCTACGCTTTTACTTTTTGAAAAAAACTTTGAAAGACTAGCGGCTAACAAAGACACGAAACTTTTGAATTGCCCTGCTATCAAGCACATGGACATCAAAGGTATTTCAAACATTTCTCGTATTGAAGGTAACGACCTCGTTGACGTTACTGCTTCAGGCAGAAATCCTTCAAAACAATACTTGACAATCAGAAACGACAACAGAAAATCTGTTGCAAAAAGATTCACAGGTACATACCTTGTTGATTCTTATGACAGAGCAGTAAAACTTATTACTGACCCTACATCTGATTTATTCCAAAATTTGAAGGAAGCAAAAAACAGATTAACTGACAAATGTATTATTGATGCGGCAGTTGGTTCTGTTACAGTTGGCGCACCTGATGCTGAAGGTTCAACTTTGACTGCGGCACAAGACGGTGTTGTCACTATTAACGGTACATCAAGTTTTAAATATGCAACTGTTATTTCACCTGCAATCACGCAGTTCAGAAATCAGTATGTTGAAACTGACGGTATCACTCTTGCAATCTCTGCTTCTGAAGAAGAATCTCTTCGTGATGATGACAAATACATGAACGCATTGTATTCTAATCAAAACACAGTTGACAGAGGTACAATCACAAACGCTTCAGGTTTTAACGTTGTTACTTTTGCAGGTAACACACAAGGCGGTACAACAGTTGATTTACCGATATTACCTGAATCAAGCGCAAATGTACGTTCAAACGTTCTTCTTGCACCGAAATCAATTGCCTTTGCAGTTGAAATCGGAAGATTAGACTGCGAACGTTCAGCAACTCACGTAAACTCTTGGGAAGTAACAATTGATATGTGGGTTAAAGCAGTTAGACTTCAAGGTTCTAAAGTTATTATCTTGACTTCTACAATGTAGCAAATAAAAAAGGTAGACCTGTATGAAAATACAGGCCTGCCTTTTTTCGTAAGAAAAGGAATTTAATTATGATTACATCTGTTATTGATATATGCAACATGGCACTTGATTATTGTAATGTCAGAGATATTACATCTTTTGATGAAAAAACAAAGCAAAGCGAAAAGTGTAAAATATGGTATGACACAGTAAGAAAATCTTTATTGATGAATATGAACGCAAGTTTTTCAATAAAACGTGCAGTTCTTGCAGAAGTTGCAGATTTTACACCTGTATACGGTTATACAAAAGCATACGCATTACCGCACGACTGTCTTCAGGTTCTTAATTTAGACAGTCCGATAACAGATAGATATTATCAGATTGAAGGTAATTATTTTTATTGTGAACAATATGACATTGATGAAAATGTCAAAATCAGATATATAGCAGACGTTCAAGATGTTACAAAGTTTGATGCTGAATTTTGTGACTGTCTTGCACTTAAACTTGCAGAGAAAATATGTTTACCATTGACCGAAGACGAACAGAAAACAAATATGCTCAAACAACTTGCACAACAAAAATACGTTGAAACTTCAACGAAATACGGCCGTGATAACAGAATTGTTGTTATCAATAGACCGAAATACAGACAAGCAAAATGTTACGCAGAAATAGAAGATTATAACTATCCAATGAAATAAGGAATAAATAAATGAGTATGAGAACTTCACTACCTAAAAATAACTTTTCGTCAGGACAAATTGACCGTGACATTAAAGGCCGTTTTGAATTACCTCTATTACAGAACGGTCACGAAATATCACGCAATTTTTTTCATACAGTTAAAGGTGATTGTTTTTATCGTTCAGGTTTTGAATTCCTTGATGAAATCGGATATGCGGCACTGTATGAATTCAAATTTAATCAAGAACAATCATATCTGTTAGTTTTCGAAATAGAATATATTAAATTTTGGTCATATAATAACAAAGGTGAACTTGTGCAGGTTATTGGTGATAATAATGAACCTTTGAAACTTGCACATCCATACGGTACTGAAGTATTCAATCTTAATATGACACAGAACTGTGATGTTCTGTATATAAATCATAATGAAGGTCATTATGCTGAATATCAACTGACAAGAACTGCAAGTAATTCATTCACGCTTGAAAAAACAACATATACAAATACAGGTGATGCAAGTTTATCAAGTACATCTGAAGACGATAATCACGGTTTTCCTTGCACATGCGCATTTTACGAAAACAGACTGAATAGATGCAGTTCTTCTAATTACCCAACATATCTATACGGTTCGAAAGGTGCTGATTATAACAATATTACAGTTGGTACAGGAACAAATGACGGTTATCAGTTTGACCTTGCAGAAGCTAATTCAAAAGCACTATGGATTGAATCAGGTGTAAATTCACTTCTTGTCGGAACGGCAGAAGGTATTCTTGCAATCAACGGCGGAAGCGTAGGACAAGCAATCACACCAACAGATATTTCTGCAAAACTTTCTTGTCGTGACGGTGTTGGCAAAGTAAGACCAATCCATAAAGATAATTATGTATTTTTTGTTTCAAGCAATAAAAGACTTGTTTATATGTTTGAATATGACGTATTGCTTGAACAATTTAAAGCAACGAATCTATCTAAAGGCAACTATGAAATTACAAAAGGCGGTATTAAAAAACTTGCAAATAAGTTTGACAGATTCGGTTTGATATTCGCTTTATGCGGTGGTAAACTTCTTTCAATATGCTTTTCTAATGATGAAGCAGTTAACGCATGGTCTGAATATATTACTGACGGTGAATTTATTGATATATGTTCTGTTACAAGGCCTGACGGTGATTATGACCTGTTCGCAAATATTAAACGTAATATTAACGGCACAAATAAATATTATCTTGAAAAATTAACTGAAATAGTTGAATTTTCGAGATTCGAAGATTGTGTTTCTGATGTACCTAAAGGCGCAACGGCACAAGATGTTGCTGATATTAAACAAAACGATAAATTTGATTTTTACAGATTGATTGCTGAAGAATTACGCGGATGTAATTACCTTGACAGTTCAGTAAAATATTCAGGTTTGAAAAACATTCATATTGAATATAATCCTGAAACACACATTATAAGCACAGGACAAAGCACAACTCATATAAGTATTTATGACGGTAGTTTTGAAAACGTAGAATTGACAAATGGATTTTGGAAAATAACACTTGAAGACGATATTACAGGTATAAATGGTGCAGTAACAAAAACAATGGGTGTTTACATGAATTATGTAGTAGTACCAATTTCAGGTTCTAGTTATGCAACAATTCAAATAAATATGGATTTATATAAATCTATAACTAAAAATATTTATAAAGGTAAATACACTCAAACGAAGTCAAGAGATTATTCATGTAAAGATATAGACGGTACTGTTGTTAGTTGGAATAAAATTACCTTTGAAAATAAAGTACCAATTTTCTGCGGTAAGTTAAAAGATACACCTGAATCAAGTGATTTATACTATACAGGAACTTTAGCAGTTAATACACAACTTTATTATCATGCAAGCGTTAATAGTATAACTGACAGTATGAGAATGATACCTGTCGGTAAAATAACAGAATTAAATGCTACAAATAAAACAATAACAGTAAATGCAGACGTTTTAACACCTTCTGATAATAACTATATGGGTAAAATTGAAGTATATGATAATACGTCTGTTGAAGACCGTGCTTTAACTATTGGAATCTATCAAGATGCTTTCAAAGATTCTTTTGTTGGTAAAAGATTATGGTTCAAAACAACAACGGGTAAAGAGTACGGAACTTTTGAAGTGGAAGAATTTATTGACGATAATAATATGCGCGTAAAAACACTTATTGAACCGACAATTAACAGTTGTGATAATTGGTATATATCTGCAACACAATTTTCAGGTCTTGAACACCTTGAAGGTAAAACCGTTTCAGTTATTGGTGACGGTGGTTATGTAGGTGATTTTGTTGTTGAAAGTGGTGAAATAGATATTACAAAAGCAAATAAAAATAAAGTTGGTGTTGCAGTTATAGGATTGAAATATAAAGGAATTCTGAAAAGTCCGAATCTTGGTGTAAGTCTTCAGAATCAGGGAACGCAGACTTTCAGTAATATGAAGAACATTTATAAAATAGGTCTTATGCTTAATTTTTCGGCAGGTGGTAAAGTAGGTACAAATTTGTATGACCTTGAAGAAGTTCAAGATTTTAACCCTGAAGGACTTTATGACATACCACCTTTGCCTATTGACGATTTTAAAGAAATTGAATATCAAGACGATTACGATAAAGATAAACATTATTTTATTGTTCAAGATAGTCCGTTACCGTTTCACATAACGGCTATAATTCCATATTATAAACACGTTTCAAGAGTATAAGAAAGGAGTCAGGAAAAATGTTATGGGCGGCTATATTTCAAGCAATAGCACAAGGTTTAACAAATGCTTTTTCGACTTGGAATTATTTAAAAGAAAATAAACAACAGTCAAAAGAACTTGCACAACAGGCGCAAGAACAGGCTGACCAACGTGCAAAAAAAGCAAAATATGATATGCAACAACAAAAAACATCATTCTTGAAAAGCGGTATATATTTCAATTCAGGTTCACCGCTTGATGTTATCGGCGAAACTTATGACGTAGCAAAGGAAGATATTAATGCGCTTAACAGAGATAGTTTGACTGCACAAAAGAAATTAAGACGTGCAGGTAAAACCGCCTTCTTTTCATTCTTTATTGACCCTGTTAATAACAACGGCGGTCAGATTGCAAGCAATATTTATCAGGGAATTCAAGCAAGAAACGCTACAAAAGCAAGTTCTGCAAGTTCTTCTTCAGGTACATTGATGTCAGGTTCACCTGCTTCAAGCAAAATGACTAATACGAAAATTTCATAAAGGATTTTAAAAATGGCACATATAAACACATACAGAGATAGACAGTATTTTTCTCATGAACTTTCAGGTCATGAAACTTCACAAGGTATTAAACAAATAGGTGATGCCCTGTCTAATAATATTAATACTGCAATTGATGTTACTCAAAGAGCAAACCAATCAACTCTTGCAAGTAATCAAATTGACCTGTCAACAAAATTTCTTGCAAAGAATAATGAAATAAATACAAAATATCAGGCAGACCCGACAAATCCTCAAAGAGAAGTTGAACTGAAACAAGCGTTTGATTCTCTTGCTAATCAATATAAAGTGAATCCACTTTGTCAAAAACAATGGTCTGATATTAGAACTAATGTTTATGACAGATATAAAATGTACAATGCTCAATGGGTTGAAAAACAACAACAAACAAATATTTCAACAAACCTTAAAAGCGGTTATGAAAACCTGACAAATCAGGTGTCTATGTTAGGCCTGAACGGTGCAAGCATTGATGAAGTACGTCTTATATATGCAAACGGCATTGAAGGACTTCGTAACGGTGCAGTTGCAGGATTGGGTGAAGTTGTCGTTAATGATTTTCTGAAGGATGCAAACCATGATGTTATGACAACATATATATCTGCACTTGCTTTAAATAATCCTCTTGAAGCACAAAGACTTTTAAAAGACGAAGGTGTAAGAAACGATATCGGCAGAGCAGAAACACTTGAAAAACTTGAAAACTACGTTGCTAATTCTTTAAAGAATCAAAGCACTAGAACGGCCGTGAGTGAACTCGGTGATACTTTACGTGCAATGAATTCTGAAGATGCAAACAATATTCTTGAAGGTAAAGCAGACCTGAACAGAGTAATGAAATTTATTGAAACAAATAAAAATCTGCCTGAAGGTAGTAAAGATTTAATTTTAGACATTTACGGAATCGGTTCAACAACAGAATATGTTTATGATAGAGATAAAAAGAAAATATTGAAAAAAGAAGATGCAGGTTCAGGAAGTAAAAAATCTGCAAAAATGACTGCGTTTGAAAAACAACTTTGCGCAGAAACTCTTGAACAAGACCTGCACAATCTTCTATCTTTTTCTGAAGAAAATCAAGGAAACTTGAACGTTAAAGAAATTAAAAAAGGAAAACAAGGACAAGAAGCACAAAAAAGTTTAATAGGTTATATGCAGAACGTTGCACGTATGCAGGGTAATATTGATGCGGCATATTCAGCAGGTGCAATATCAGGTGCAGATAGAACAAGATTAATGAATCAATACATTACACCTGTTGCAGATTATATTGAATCTAATCTGAATCAACTTGATGAAAAAAGTATTCAAGGCCTTGCAGGTAATAAACTAGGTTATGACAGAATATCTAAAGCGTTCAGTACAGAAGGTTTAAAGAAGCAAGCAGAAATAAATGATGTGAACAGACAGAAATTATTTGCACAAAACTATTATCTTGACGAATTAAACAAGATTGTTGCTAAAACTCCGAATCTGAAAAACGTTTATGATATTGAATCATTGCCTTCAAGACAACAACAGGAAATATATAAAACGGCTTCTGAAAACGCATTGTTACGTGCAAAAAGGTGGACTGATAAACCTGAATACTTTTTTGCTAAAGAATACCCTACGATTTATACTCAACCGTTTACATATTTCAATAAACAAGAAGCAGGTATGATTAACAGAGTTGTTGCGGAAACTGTATACAGAAGGGAATTCGAAAATTCTGACGGAACTTCGAAACTTGACCTTCAGGATTTTGCAAAAAATAAAATGATTACCGAAATAAATAATCAGGCAAAAAAGAACAGAATTAAAGCAGGTGGTACGCTTGACCTCAAAGAAACTGAAGCATATATATCAAGACCTGCACCGAAAAATATAAACGAATTCTATCAGAGAGTTAAAGCACTCGGTGTTACTCCTGAACAGTTCATGGAAGATGCAAAGAACAGAGGATTTTTGAAGACAAACAATAAGACTGTAAAAGATACTTTGAGATATGCACATCTGAAAACAACAGGACAAATTAACCCAATGGCAGGGTATTATAACGCACTTCAAGAAGCGGAATATGCAAAAGCATTACAGGACAAGAATAAAAGGAAATAGAAAATGGCATTATTTCAAGAAGAACAAATAACACAAGAACAATTTGATAAAAAATATAATTTGAATCAACCTGATATATTTTCTGAACTTGGTTATGACGATATTATTAAACAAAGGCAGGAAACACGTCAGAAGCGTATTGATGAAGAGAAAACTTGGGTATCAAACTTAATATCACCTGATAAAATAAACGAATGGAAAAATCAAGGTGCTATGACGGCAATTGAAGTATTTCACAAGAAAAACAAAAATGAACTTGTTCCTTACATGGGAACATGGGAAGAAGGAACAAAGTCTTTTGACATCAAACACATATCTGATAAGATGCAGACAGGGCAGGTACTAACTCCTGAAGAACGTCAGAAGTTTGAAAACTTTGTACTTGACCTTGCTGAAATACAGACACGCGGTTACACATTCGGCGGCGGTGCTATGAATCTTGGCCTTGAAACAATTCCTTTCATGGCTGAATTCGGTCTTGGTTTGATTACTTCAGGCGGTACTGCTTCTGTCGGTGCAACTGCTTCAAGATTGAGTACAGAAGTTCTTGAAAAAGGTTTAAAATCACAAATTGCTGAAGGCATAAAAAAGACGGCCTTCAATGCGACATTGAATCCACGCACGTATGCTTTTACGGCAACAAGATTGCCGCAACAAGTACGCGCACGCATGGGTGATATTCTTTTGTCTGATACAGTTGCTATATCACCTGAAGGTCAGGCAATATTAAAAGAATCTGAAGAGAAACCTGCTATTGCTTTTATGAAAGCGTTAGCACTAACAAACATCGAAACTGCTTCTGAAATATCAGGTGCAATGTTAGTAAGACCTATGTTAAAAGCAGGTGGTAAACTCGGTCAGGTTATTGCAAGTCCTGTATTAAAACATTTACCTGAAGGTTTTGCAGATAAGTTTGTTGCACTTGCAGAAAAAGTCACAAACTTGCCGTTCGCAAAGGCCGTTGATGATTTAGGATTTAACGGAATACTTGAAGAAATGGGTGAAGAAAGAGTTGGTGACTTGCTTCAATTTGCACTCAACCTTGATAATAAAGACGGTTATACGTTTGAACAATTGCTTGATGCTATATTTCCTAACATAACAGAAGGATTCGGTGAATTCGCTAAAACACTTGGTCAGGAAGCATTGTCATTCGGTGTTACAGGTTTGAGCATGAACGCACTTGATAAAGGTATTAAATCAATACCGAAGGCAGGTGATAAATATACAAAAGACGGTTTTCTGATTGATGCAGGAATATTCAGAGTTGCAGGGTATGATTCGTACCTTGACAGTAAAGTTAAAGAAGAACTTCAGAACAGAGGTAAGTCTGAAGAAGAAATTGATAATGCAATACATTTTTCAACACGTGATGATAAAGTTCAGTTCTTGAAAGATACAAATACTACGTTTGATACTAAAAAAGAATATGACGAAAAAGAATTTGAAAAAGACCTGAAAAGAGTTGAAGTTGAAGAAAAAGCGTATGAAAAACTTATGCAGGGTGGTGTTAGTCAAGACGTTGCGTTTGCTAACGCTAAACTGTTCGGACAGTTCTTTAAAAAATACGGTTCAGGAAATACAAAAGCGTTTGATGAATGGTTTGATAAATTTGACGTTCAATATGATGTACCTGTAAACGGTCAGAAGGTTATGCAATTTCAGAGTGACCGTTATGAATGGAATCCAAACGTAAGAAAAGTACAAATAACAGACAAAACAAATTCAGAAGTACAATTAAATAATTCGATATGGATTCCAACAGAAATTATTGCAATGGAAGGTGCAAGTTATGATAAACAAAAAGTAGGTGCTTCTTTTTGGATAGATTTCGGAAGAAGGAATTTAAAAGGCTATGATGTTAAAGACTTGGGTGATTTTCCTGAAACTGAACAACAAAAGACAGAAAAACCTGCATACAATGCAGAATTAGATAAAGTTGCAATAAAACATTTTGGAACAACAACAAATTTAAAAGAAGCAGGTTATCTTTTAAATAACGGTAAACTGCTTGATTTTAGCGGTAAAAAGTTCGGCGGTCAAGCAGGTAGAAGAAGTATTGACCACCGTGAAATAAATGATGCTTTTTTAGAAAATGAAAACTTTGAAGATTATGGTTTTGATGAATTTATTGATAACGGTGCAATAAGAGTTATGCCTGAATCGGGAAGTTTTCTCATTGCACGTATGCCTTCTGAAAAACAATTTGACGAATTAAAACGTATTATAAATTCATTCAATGGTGAAGTACATCTTGAACTTGTTAATAATATGTCAGATTGGGGTTTTAGTGATATAACATTTTCAAAAGATTATGAAGCATTTTCAAAAGCAGAAAAAATACTTGATGATATAAGAACTTTTTATAACGGCGGTAAAATATCTGAATTTAAAACGTATTTTCAAAATAATAATTTTGTTGATTGGACTGACAAGTTTGATAAAGTACCTACTTTTGAAGAAATTGAAAAACATATCAAAGACATTATTGCAAGCGGTCAAGTCTTTGATACACTTTCGCCTGAATGGAAAATTGATATAAAAGGCGGTAATAGAGTTGTTGATAAAATTGCAAATAAAGGTAATTTTCAAAAGTTACAGAATCCACAAAAGAAAAGACACAATAAATATGTTCAGGGAATTGAAGAATTAATTAATAATTCTGAATATAGTCATTCTGCGGATAACGATAAACCAAAAGAAAAACCGAATATTTTAAAATATCATTATTTTGATGTAAATGTCAGAATAGGTGATAAAACATATTGGGTAAGATTAGAATGTGAAGAAAATAAAAAGTCTTCATCAGGTACATACGCTGAACGTAGTCAAACCCCTTCTGAAGACAAGAATAATGTAAACCAAAATAACAACAATGTCAAGGTGGTTCATCTTTATAACATAAAGGAAATGAAAGCAAATAAAACTTATTTTCAATCTGCATACAGTAATTCAACAATAAATATAATTAAAGAAAATTTTGATTTAAGTATTAATGAATTAACTGATATTGTAAAAGCAGACATTGAAAATATACTTAAAGAAAATAGTATTGATTCTGAAGAATTTAATATTAAAGGTATCAGATTATATGGCTCATATTCAACAGGTAAAAATAGAAAAAATTCAGATCTAGATTTTCTTGTTGAATATAAAGGTACAATGCGTGAAGATGATGCTTTTAATATGTTTGCAGAGGCAAAAATAAAAATAGCTGATAGATACGGTAAAAATGTAAAAATTGATATTAACCCAACAAAAGCTGAAAAATCTGGAACAATAGAAGAACATCTTAAAAATTCAGAAGGATTTAAAAAAACTTATTATCAGGAAGGTGATGAATTAAATTCATACGAAGACAGTCTTATTGCAGGTTATACAGTTGATGAAGTCGTTGCAAAATATGTCGAACTTGTTGACAAGGTCAATGATAAAAAGACTGCTAAAAAAGAAAAGAATGACCTGAAGACTAAAATCAAAATACTTGAAGAAGCAATGAAGTATGCTGAAAATCCTGATAAGTTTAGTAATGATAACAAAGTATCTGACTTGATGTTAAACACGTATTACATCATGAATGACCAAAGTTTACCTGAAGAATACGCGGATGATACGAAATATACAAAGAGTTATGAGGATTTAGTAAAACAACATCAAGAGAAAAAAGAAAAGAAAGAAGCAGAATATTACGGCTACTATACCGAAGGACAGGATAAAAACATAATTACAATTATGTCTAACGCAAACCCTTCAACGGCCTTGCATGAACTCGGTCACTTGTTCTTGAACGGCCTGAACGAACTTGCAAAGGTGGATGATAACGCGCGTAAACAACTTGAAGAAGTAAATACTTGGTTAGGATTCAACGGCGAATATACAGTTCAACAACAAGAGAAATTTGCAAGAAGTTTTGAAGCATATCTGTACATGGGCAAAGCACCTACATATACACTGAAACAGGTCTTTGATAACTTCAAAGAATGGCTGAAATCTGTCTATGATGATATTACAAGTCTTCAGAGAAAAGGTGCGGACATATCACCTGAAGTTCAGGAAATGTTTGATAAAATGTTCGGTTCTGATGAATATTATCAAGAACGTAAAGAAATTAATAAACTGTTACGTCATGTCAGAAATCAGGTAAGAAAAGAACGCGTAAGTATTATCCCTGTACGTGATGATGATAAACTTGATGAAGTTGCTAAACGACATAAAGAAGTATCATATCAGATACTTTCGGCAGGTACGGGTAAATCAATTACATACTTGAAAACGATATTCGAAACAGATTCAAATAAAGTATCTTTTGCTAAAAAGAGAGAAGCAATTGAAATGCTTCTTGATTCTGTTGACGATAAAATTACAACTTCAGGTGGTATGCGTGCAGAATGGCGCGAATTCTATTCTGATACAGGTGTAAGTTATAACAATGACGAAGTTGACGGTGACTTTAAACTTGTTGAACAGGCACTTGATACAATCATAAATAAATCATACGGTTATCAGAATATAGGTTTGAAACTTGACGAACGCGCAGACTATTATGAAAAAGCAATTGACGAAGCAGACAGGCAATACAAGGTTCTGATTAACGAATACAGAAAAGGGAACAGAAACGTTGCACTTGGCGCAATATATCAATGGCTTGATAGTATTGATTGGGATTTAGTCAAAGACTATGAAGAAAGATTTATGTACGATATAAGCATTATCGAACGTAATGAAAACATTGATAAGTTCGATAAGGCCAAACGTCAGATTCTTGCTAAAGCACTTGAAATGAACACAAGTCAAATGATTAACGAAAATCAGAAGTATCAGGAAACTGTTAAAGAAATAATGAGAAGTCTGAACTTCTTGCAACCTTCTGACAAGGCAAGATTGACTGCAAACATTCTTGATGTACCGAACGTCAACTTCTTGATGTCTTCTATTGATAACATCATGGATATAGCAAAAACAATGGAAGATGTTAATTTGCGCAGAAATCTTGAAAAGGAAATACATAAAGAACTTCAGGGTACAAAGAACGTTAAAAAGAACGGAAGAAGTGTCGGAAAATATAATTATCAAACTAATAAACTTTTTGAACAATTACGTGAACTTGACAGACTTTCACCTGAAAAGGCAAACGAATTAAGACTTGAATCAAGCAAGTTCATGACGGCAGAAGACAACGGTTTATCATTCAAAGATAAATTGATTAATAAATTCTTATCATATAAATCAGGCGGCAGAACTTTTGCTGACACTGAACTTATGAAAGAACTGTATGATGATATTGTCAAAATTAAATTGGCAGGTAAAAGCGCAAAATCTGAAGCAGACCTGCTTGAAAAAATTGACGAATCAAAAGATATTGAAGAACTTATTAAAATTGTCAATAACAAGAAAGATGCAAACTTTGCGCTGAAAGGATATGTAAACCTTGTCGGCAACCTTGAATCAACGATAAACGCAATATTCAATAAAGATATTAAAGAAAAATACGGAACAGAAATACTGTATGCTGAAACACAAGCGCAAGCATGGCAACACGAACAGAAACAAAAGTTTGAACAAAAAGTTGCTGAAATATACGGCTTGCCTTCTTGGTGTTGGGATAAAAAGATTCTTGAATATCTAGGTGAAAAACATACATACACTGAATTCAGACGTAAGTATAATGAAAAAGGTGAACTGACAAAGGCACGAAACGTTGACAGAACTTTGACAAAAATGGATATTATTCAGGCCTATATATGGTCTAAAAACGAAGTTCTTGAAAAACGTCTTCTGAATCAGTTCGGTGAAGAAACACTTGATGCAATGTTCAACGAATTGTCACTTCAAGATGTGAAGTTTGCTGAAACAATGATGAACCTTGCGCAGTCGTTCTATCCTCTTGTTAATAAAGTGTTTATTAATAAGTACGGTTTAGATTTACCAAAAGTATCTTGTTATTTTCCTTCAACTCCTGAACGCGGTTCTGAAGTTGACCTGTACAATGACTATTCTGCAAAGTCTATGAATAACAGTTTTACGAAAGCACGTGCGCAATCTGAAATACAGGCAATGGATTTTCACAATCCTGTTGCAACTCTTTATAACCATATTGACGGTGTTGCAAAATTCGTGTTCATGTCTGAAAGTTTAGACCGTGCAAATTTGAGATTCAAAGACCTTGACCTGAAACGTGTAGTCATAAACAAATACGGTGAAGATGCGTACAGAACACTTGAACAGGCCTTGATGAATGTGACATACAAAAAAGAAGCACCTGTATTCAACGGTATGAACAAGATTATTGACAATATGGTTGGTAATTGGATTCAAGCAAATATTGCAGTCAAACCGATTGTCGGCCTGAAACAGTTATTGTCTGCAAATAACTATGCAGTTGACATGCCGTATATGAAATGGCAAGCAGGATTCTTGAAAGCGTTAGCACATCCGAAAGAAACAATTGATTATGTAATGAGCATACCATATATCAAAGCAAGATATGAAGGAAGTTTTTCAAACGAATTCTTGAAACAAACCGTTGAAAACAGTGCGTTTGCATTGTCTAAAAAACTCAAAGATGCTTGCAATATGTTTATTAAAATGGGTGATATCGGCGCAATTATTTTCGGCGGTAAACCATATATTGACTATTTGATAAAAGAAAAAGGAATGTCTGAAGAACAGGCAATAAAGCAATTTATCATTTCAACAAACCGTTCACAACAGTCAAGCGCAGTTGCTTCTTTATCAAACTTTCAAGTTGCAATGACACGCAATCCAATGGGTAAACTGTTTATTGCCTTCAAGAACGCACCTCAACAATATATCAGAATGTGCGGTGATGCAATTGTTTCAACTGCAAACGGCGATATGTCAAAAGGTCAGTGCGCGAAAATGTTATTTCAATTCGGCTATCTGCAACCGTTCTTGTATGCAATTGCAACGTCAGGTTCTATTCTGAAATTCTTATTCACAGGTGATGATGATGACCTCATGAAAGATGCAAGCATAAGTATATTTAATTTCGGTTCGGACGCTTTACCAATAATAGGTGATATATATAAATTCGCATTGAATAAGTTAGCATATAAAGAAGGTTATTTACCACAGAACACACCACTTCTCGGTGATATTCAGGCAGAAATAACAAAAATATCAAAAGAAGATGTTACGCTTGCAGATTACCTTGATGCAATTGCTTATCTTGGTTTACATGTCGGTCTTGGTTATAACACGAAGGCCTTTGCAAACATGGGTTCAGGTATAGGTGATATTGCAACAGGTGAAGGCGCACAAGGCGCAATGAAGGTTCTCGGATATACAGAGAAGAGAGCAAAACGAATTGTAGGCAATGAAGATAAAAAGAAAAAGAAAAAGTAAAGTAAAGGAGTAAAGAAATGGCTAACGAAGTTGATTACAGTCCGTCAAAATATACAGGTAACGGAAGTACAACAGAATTTTCGTTCAATTGGAAAATTTTCACGGAAACAGACATCACAGTAACACTTGAAACAATATCGACAGGTGCGCAAACTGTATTGACATTCGGTACAGATTATAATTTGTCATTCGGTGACGTTGCAGGTTATGTCACGTTAAATACTGCACCTTCGGCAGATTATTACGTAATTATTTCACGTAATGTTTCTGATTATCAAAGTAAAACATATTCAACTTCAACAGGTTTTCAAGGTTCTGAAATTGAAAATTCTTTTGATAAAGTTTCTTGTAATCTGCAAGAAATTGATTACACTTTGAAACGTGCAATTAAATCACCTGTCGGTTCTCAAAGTCTTGATTTAACACTGCCTGAACCTGATGCACATAAAGCGTTGAAATGGAATGAAGCAGAAACAGGCCTTGAAAATTCAACAGTTAATATTAATGCGCTTGAATCTATGGCAGAAAGATTGTACGAAAGTGCTGATAACATTGATACAGTTGCAGATAATATAACGAACGTTAATACTCTCGTTGCAGATATGACAACAATTATAACTGTTGCAAGTGACCTGACAAACATTGATTCTGTTGCAGATAATATAACAAACATTGATACAGTTGCAGATAATATAACGAACGTTAATACTCTCGTTGCAGATATGACAACAATTGCAACCGTTGCAGATAATATAACAAACATTGATACAGTTGCAGATAATATAACGAATATTAATACACTCGTTGCGGATATGACAACAATTACAACTGTTGCAAGTGATTTAACTAATATTAATGCAGTTGCAAATGATTTAACTAATATAGACAATGCTTCAGCTTACGCAACACAAGCAAGTACATCTGCAACGCTTGCAGGAAGCTACGCAACACAAGCAAGTACAGATGCAACACTTGCTTCTGAATGGGCAACTAAAACAGACGGTACAGTTGACGGTTATGAATTTTCAGCAAAATATTATGCTCAACAATCATCACAAAGTCAAATTCAATCGAATTGGATAGAAACAGACACTACAAGCAAAGCTTACATTCAGAATAAACCTACACTTGCAACTGTTGCAACGTCAGGTAGTTATGCAGATTTAATCGGTACACCAACAATTGGTGCAGGAAACATAACCATACTTGTAAATGGTACAAGTGCAGGAACAATAAATGCAAATCAGACGTCTGATAATTCTATAAGTTTATCTATTCCTTCTGCCGTTACAGAGTCAACTGTATCAGGTTGGGGGTTTACAAAGAACACAGGTACAGTAACAAGCGTTAATAATGTTCAGCCTGATGCACAAGGAAACGTAACAATTCAGACAGGTAGTAGCTTACCTTCACAATCAGGACACGCAGGGGATGTATTAACAACAGACGGAACAAATCCCTCTTGGGCAGATACGACAGAAGTTTATCCCGTTATTGAAACATATAAAAGCGGTAATGATTGGTATCGTATTTATGCACCTGATAGCACAGGTTATAGGTGGTGTGAAATGGGTGGTCTGTATTATCAAGGTTCAACAATGGCAGGAACAGATAATACAATTAATTTTCAAAAAACATTTAAAGATTTAACTTATACGTTTATACCACAAGTTATACATAGTTCAGCTACTTTATCTGCTAATGACGGTTATGAAGAATATACCGAAAGAACAACATCATCAGCCGTAATAAAAATAGTCGGAGCTTTCTTCGGGTACTCGTGGACTGCTTGCGGATACATAGCAAACGAGGTGTAGCATGAAAGCAGTAACACAACCAATAAGAAAATATTATAAATACCAATACTCGCAATTTACTAGACCAAATTTAAGCGGTTATGGGTTATTGGGTGGGGGTAGTTTCACGTGTGCTGATGACGGCACTCATTCACCTGCATACTATCCTTTATACAAAGCTTTTAATGGAGAAATGACGGGAACATATAATCAATGGATATCTGCCACGGCAATTGGTAATGTAACTATATATAACCCAAAACCAATTAATGTATCTCAATTTACAATTACCAATGGTAGCTCTGGTGGTAATTATGCAATAGGTAATATTGAATTTTACGTTTCAAACGATAACGTCAATTATACTTATGTTACAACATATACTGCTTCAATATTTACGGCTGAATATACACACAACATACCGATAAGTGTAAACGGATATTATAAATATTATAAGTTAAGGATTCAATCAAATCAAGGAACTTCGTCATATTGTTATGTTAGAGAAATACAAATGACTGCTATTGAACAAGAGGTAATTGAAGGTACTTCAAGTGATTATGATTATTATAAAGATGTAACCGAATGTCAACATATTTCGCAACCTGTAAGGAAATACTATAAATATCAAACCTCATCTTGGACACAACCTGTTTTAACTTGGAATGGGTTAGTAAATGGTAGTGATTTTGCTGTATATGCTTCTTACGAAGGTACACCTGCTTATTATGCTTTTGATGATAATGCTTCGAACTATTGGTCTGGCGGTTCTATCGTTAGTGGTAATACAATAGACTATTTTATATTTAGTCAGAACAAATTAAATATTAGTAATTGGAATTATAAAATAAGTAGCAATACTTATAATCGACCTGAAGAAGGTTCTATCTACGGTTCTAATGACAATGAGAATTGGACTTTAATAACAAGTTATTCAATTGAAAGAGTTGCAGGAACTACTACTTTTGATATAAGTATGAACGCAAATTATTATAACTATTATAAATGGCATATTACAAGCTCTTCAAATGGAATTCCTATCAGTGGTGGTAAATGGAGTAACGGTTTTAGATGTAATATCACATTAACTGCAACGCAACAAACAATAGTCGAAGGTACATCAAGTGACTATGATTTTTATAAAGATATAACAAACTATAAAGCAATAGTATAAGGGGGATATATGGAAATTAAAGAAACACTACAAAAACCTTACACAGAAGAAGAAAGAGTTAACTTCATCAAAAGATATCGATACAACTATAAGATAGTCTATACTGATGAAGCGATTGAAGCTTGGGGGTTGACGGCTGAAGAAGAAGCTGAACAGGAAGCACAGAAAGAAGCTGAACGTAAAGCGAAGCTCAAAATGACTAAAAGAGATTTCTTCTTGTATGTAGTAAAACCTTTCAATGTTACTTACGCTTCATTAATGCAGTTATTACAATCTAATGATGATATATATGCTTGCTATGAAGGATGTAATCATATATACAGATATGATGAAATGCTTGTAGGTAATATCAAGACTATGCTTGAAACCCTTACGCATCAGACAATAGATGAAGATGAACTTAATCAATTGCTTGATGAAGTATTTGAAGCACACAATGCACAGGATTAATAAGTATTATGACAGACAAATACGCTAAATTAATTAACGGTGTTTTATATTTTGCACCTGAAAACAAAGATAATATTATAAACTACAATCTTGATACAGATAGAATGATTGCAGACGGATATAAAATATTTGTCGAAGCGTTAAGACCTGAAACAAATAGAAAATATCATATTGAATATGTCGAAGAATCAGATTATATCATTGAAGCAATTATTTATGACTGTTTATAATAAGTTGCAAATGATTTTATTCATGAAAATTTATAACCTTCAGAATCGTTTTTAAGACGGTTAAATTAAATTTTTGATATAAAGATACGCAAAAAACTTTTAAACATGTTTGATGCTTATTCTGACCGTGCAGTTTTTAATAATTTATGAAGGGGGTATTATGCTGAATTTTAACACGAAATTGTTAAAGTTGATTAAACTTGCAATTAAGTTAATCAACAAACTGATTTTTACTATCGGTAAAATTGAATCAACTTATCAAGAAGCAGAATCAAAAGTTGAACATCTGTCAAACTCAAAAGACGATTTATTAGAAGTTCTTGCAAAGTTAGAAAAAATTCAGATTAAACTTGAAGGTAAAAAACAATGATGACAACTGACCTGTCTTCTTGTATAGTCGAAGGCCGTAAAGGTCTGAAAATATCTTTTGATTCACCTGTACCTGAATATTATCTGCAAGATAAATCACTTGTCGGTTTAGAAGGTGATAAACTCAAAAGAGCATTAGACAAGCCGTTTATCACAACGGCTGATATTAACATACGTATTGAATTCGAAAGTGAATTATACGAATTCACGATTGAAAAGGGTTATGATTGGAACGGCGCAAATGTACCGCCTTTGTGTTGGCTGATTATAGGTCAGCAGAAAGAACCACGCTTTAAACTTGCAAGTTGTGTTCATGATTATATGTGCGAGCATAAATCAATTGTCGGAAATAACAGGTATTTATCAACTTTGATTTTTGAAACATTATGTGAATACTTCGGAAGGTTCAACGCGTTCAAACGTTGGGCAATGTTTCACAGTGTAGACAATTATCAAAAATTTTGTAAATGGAGTAACAAAAAATGATTTCATTAGAATTGATGTTCACGATAATTTCAAACTTGTTGATGATTGCATTTTTTGCAGGTATCTATGTTTGCACAATAAAATTTTACGGTAAAAACATTGAAGGCCTGAAGGAATATTTCACTGAAAAGATTGAAGATATTAAAAACAATTTTAAAGAACATCTTGACAGGGTTGAACAAAAACAAGATAAACACAATAATTTGATTGAACGTATGGCAATCGTTGAAGCAAGTTCAAAATCAGCGCATAAACGCGGTGATGAACTTTCAAACAAATTTGCGGAATTAGAGGAAAAATATTATGAACATATCTCAAAAGGGAATTGATTTAATCAAACGTTTTGAAGGGTGCAGACTAACTGCCTATAAATGCCCTGCGGGTATTCTGACAATAGGTTATGGTCATACAGGTCAAGATGTACATACAGGTAAAACAATTACGCAGGAAGAAGCAGAACTACTTCTGAAGCAGGATTTACGAATTCATTGTAATAATGTATCTAAACTTGTAATTGTACCATTGTCACAGAATCAGTTTGATGCGCTTGTTTCGTTTGAATATAACATTGGGTATGGTGCTTTTAAAAGTTCAACACTTCTGAAATTATTGAACGAAGGAAAATATATCAATGCTTCAGAACAATTTGCACGGTGGAAGTATGCAGGGGGTAAAGTTCTTGCAGGATTAGTTAAAAGAAGACAGGCAGAAAAAGATTTATTCTTGGGGGGATGATGCCCGTTTTTCGTTTTCGGAAGTATCGGCTTGCTTGATGATGTCAGGCAAGTCGTTTTTTTATGCTTGCAATTTGTGTAAATTTGTGTAATTTATTATGGCATGAGTGTATATGAACAAAATGGAAAATGGTATTATAACTTTATGTTATATGGCATAAGAAAACACGGTGCTTGTAAAGGATGCAGAACAATCAGCGAAGCACTTGAATTTGAAGCCGAAGTTAAAAATGATGTATCATTAATTTATCGAAAGAAAAAAGATGTTTCAGATTATATAACACTGAAACAGATGTTTGATGAATTTATAGAGTATTCAAAGATTAATAATAAAACAAAAACATATAACGAAAATAAACACCGCCGTGATGTTATATCAGATTTTTTTGGTAAAAATATTACTATATCTGAAATAACACCTGCTGATATTGAACGGTTCAAACAATATATAACGGTCACGTTAGGTGATACAAATAGTACCTTTAACCGTTATTTTGCCGTGCTGAAAAAGGCATATAACCTGATTATAATGAATCACAGATTAAATTTGTTGAATCCATGCAACTTGGTTAAACCATTGAAAATTGATAATCATATCATGAGATACCTAACAGAAGACGAAGAAAAAAGATTGCTTGCAGAACTTGCACCGCACCTCAAACCAATTGTAATTTGCGCATTAACAACAGGGTTAAGACTTTCAAATATTTTAAATTTAAAATGGTCAAGTATAAATTTTGATTATGGATTTATTGAGATTCTGAAACAGGAAAACAAAGGTCATAAGAAAATACAAATACCACTTTCAAAAAAATTTAAAGAAGAATTGAAGAAAATCGGAATTAAGAAAACAGGGTACGTCTTTATTAATCCTGATACTGATAAACCATACACAACGATTAAGACAGGTTTTAACAAAGCACTTGAAAGAGCAGGTATCGAAAATTTTAGATTCCATGATTTACGTCATACCGTAGGCACAAGACTTGTTGCACAAGGTGCTGACCTTCAGACAGTCAAAGAACTTCTTGCACATAGTGATATAAAAACTACGCAAAGGTATCTGCATCCTGTCAAAGAAAACATTAAAAAAGCCGTTGATATATTAGATAGTTTTTAATAAAATAGAAACAAATATTGTTCATTCATAACCGTTACACAAATATTACACAAAAGCAAAATTGACAAAACGCTAAAACGCAGACAGGCCGATATAGTTCAGTTGGTAGAACAACTCATTCGTAATGT